TAAAGCGTCCCTGCCTTGTAGAGGTAAGGGATGTTTAGGAGAGAAGGAGTGGACATAGGTTATTGCGTGAGAGATTGGAGGGAGTTGGGGCCGGTATTGGGCAGGCGGGTGGGGTAGAGGGTCACGGCACGGATGCGCACATCAGCCATTCTTGTACCGCCTGCGGATGACATATCAATAACACACCTATTCATTGATGTAATGATTTGATTGCCTCCGTTTGGTAGGTTATACTGAACTCCATTAACAAAACAAACAACACCACTTCCATTATATCCCCAAGCGATTTTTACGCCATTAGCTGTAGATGGTGTAGACAAACTGTCACTTTGTCCATTAACAATGCTCCGAACGGAAGTCACCCCAACCCCTAAACCTATGTTATTTGATGTTGGCGTTCCAATTATATAAAGCCAAAGGGTAGCACCTGTTGAGCCTTTTGCAAAATAAGACATATCAAGATAAAAAGTCCCCTCCGTTTGCCCCATCAGCGAAGATATCCCCGTTCTATCAACGACCTCCGCTCCCCGTGTGACGGGGGAGGCGGCTGTGGGGATGTAGGAGGTGGCGGCCGAGCCTGTTTCAAGTTGTGCGCCAAAAATGTATGCGCCTTGATTGCCCGTGCCGTTGTAGGTTGTATTCCCCGAAGCATCGCAGAGGCGAATTTGGACATTATGATTTCCCGTAATACTTGAAGTATAGGTCAATATGCACCTCCACCATCCGTTGCCATAATTCTGCATAGATGCAGAAACGCCCGCAGTTAATGTTGCAATTCCCGTTATTAGGTTAAAGTTTGCGTTTCCACCTCCTCCTGCATTGTTAAATAAATTAATGATTGTCCTTTCAGCCGCTTTTGCAAAAACGCTCAAAGTATAAGTTGTCCCCGATACATTTCCTGCAAAAATGTCAATAATGCCGTGAACAACACTTGCGGCTGAATTTTCTTGAATATAATCAGCGAGATTTGTTCCGTATGGGTCGCGAGTTGCAGTTGTATTTGCTACACTACCACTTCCAAAAGCGTTTAGGTTAAATTTCGTATGAAAGGCAGCGGTAAAATCCTCGCTTTGTTGAATTTGATTCTGCGCAAGCGGCTCAACCAAAAGAGCAGGACACCCTGCCGTAATGCCTCCCAAAGGGTAATCCAAACGAGGCACATTGTCTGCAACGAGTTCAATAAGACCCGCAGCATTGACTCTCGTAGCCTGACCCGCAGTCGGAGTGGTCGCACGAGTAACGACAAAATCCCCCAAACCCGAATCGGGGATTTGAGAGTATAACTTGCTTGTCTTAAAGCGATAAGGAACGCAAAGAAGCGATGGATTAGACATCAGGCATTAGGGTTCAAGGGTGAAAATCTCGCAAGAAGGCAGTTGTATGCGCTAACCTCCTTCACGGTCGCTAAGTCAGTATCGCAACGAAGGTTGAAGTACCAAAAGTCAGCGTAGTCCTCGTCAGCAGTCGGCACAAGCGGTGGGCCAGACATCTCGTAGCGAAACTCCCGGCCACAAGTGCTTTCCAACTCAGGAGCAAACGCTCCACCTGCCTTGGCGCGGGCCAAAAAGTTCGCCCATATCTCAAACCAAAAGAGTTGGTTCACCAACACGCCCTGCAACAAAGCCAAGAACGCAGCAGCACTACTACCTATCGCAACCAAATCGCTGTTCCTCACCGACAAGGTTTCGCTGACCTCCCCGTGCGGGTAAATCCATACGGTCGTGTCCGTAGTGCGAGGGTCTAACTCAAAGCCAATGATGTGAGCGTAAGACACATAAAAGGTCTGCGAGTTGTCGTAAACGAGCGTTAAGAGCCTCGTCCCGAAGGTGAAAGATGTAAGTCTGCCAAGTGCCATTAGACGCTCATTAAAGAAAGTTGGCCGTTCAAAAGGGTAATCTGATTTGCCCCGGTTTCCTGCTCAATCCATATCTCGTAATAAGCCGCGCCCGAAGCAAACAACTCGGTGTAAATCCCGTGAGGGTCGGAAGAGCGCAGGTGAACGGTGACTTTCGTAGAGGGGTCTATCACGCCATTCTTTGCAATGTAGAAGTAATACTCGCGTGTATTTGAGCCGCTGAAGTTTATCAAGGCACTCACCCGGTAAGGCAATCCCGCCAAACCCGTCCATTGAACCCTGGGGCTTGTTTCCGAACTCACATTGTAAGGTGTACTCACAACGCTCGTCATTGGGTAAGTCAGTTTCTCAGGCGTATCGCCAGTCGTTGGAGTGAAGTTAAAACTTGCCTGCGTAGAAAGGCTTACACAGCCTCTCTCGCGAATCAATGTCGCGGAATCAGCGAAGTCTTCAAACAAAGTGCCTACCCTTAAAGCGGTATTCAGCGCAGTACCCGTTTCGTCCCTCACCACAACCGAGGACGCATCCAAATTTATCCGTGTCTTAACAGCCATATTCGTTTGATTTTAAGTTCAAAGATAAAGTTTGAGCGACCTAATTAAAGGTTTGGTCAAAAGTCTGGTCAAAGATTCGGGCCACGGGGGTAGGCGTAGGGACGCAAGGCTCTTCGGTGTTCAAACAAGAAGCATCACCCACCACCTCAACCTCCAAGTCAAGAGTAATGATATACAAGTTCGTGTCCCACGCAATCTTCGCCCCCTCAAACTCGCTCTCCAGGTTCTCCTTAATGGAATACCCGGAACTCACACCCAACACATCCACACTCACCGCACCGACAGTCTGCGCCAAAGACTCGTAGAGGCCCGTAATCTTGCTCTGGACGAGCGAACTCACCTCGTAAGGTCTCTTACCCTTCCTGCGACCGATAATCACAAGGCGCAAGGGATAAACGATTCTGAGCAGGTCTTGGCATCCGATGAAGTTGTTTTCCTCCGTGACCTCCGCACGCTCCCGGCCATTGTAGCGAATGAAGGCAATGCCTTCGTTCCAATCGTAATCGTCAACAACGTGGCGGTACTCTCCGTTGGAGCAGTAAACGGCAGGGATAATCTTGCCATCACGATCCGGCAACAACTCCGCAAAGCCCGTATGCCGAACGAGTTTGTAGGCGTTCAGTCGGGCGAATATCTCGTCAATAACCTGGGTAACTATCATTTGAAGACTTTAGCGAAAAAGGTTCGGGTCAATAAATCAACGAAATACTGCTTTTCGGGGGCAGACAACCCAAAGATAGTGCCCCTACGCTTCTCGTTCTCAACGACTTTCTCCTTATTTTCAGCGGTCAAGACATTGAAGGAGATGGATGGGGTCTTCCCGGTAACTCTACGAGTTGGCTTGCTGAACTCGCTCTTCAACTCACCGCTGAATTTCATATCAATGAACGCGACCTGCAAGCCTTTCTTGCGCCTCTTTTCCTTGTACTTGTCGCTTGCGTAATTGCCAATCTTGCCCAAATCGGGCTTCAAGCCTTTCTCAAAGATCCGAGGCAGTACCTGGTCGCTATGGGTTGCAGGCGCAGACTCGTCCAAGGCAGCGACTAAATTGCTCTTCAGAGAAGAACTCTGCCCTTGAATCTTCGTGATATATTCATCAAGTGTCACGGTATGAAGGAGGCTTGCCGAACCCTCTGCCTACAAGCAAAACAACCGCTCTCCGGCAGGGATGCTTGCTCAAAGTAGCGTTGCATATATTGGTCGTATTGGGCTTGATAGTAGTTGCTCAACTCTTGATTCATATCCCGGTTGAACACAATGACACCGTTCAGCCTTTTGGAGAACTCCATCTCCTTCAACAACAACATCCCGGTCTTGTAAAGCAATGGATAGCCAAGTTGCGCAACGTGGGCGCAGAGCAATGCTTCAAAACTGCAAGCGACTTGGTATTGAACACTCAAGCCACCGGTGAAGCCACCCCCTGAAATGTTGCTCTCAATCAACTGACCGCCCGTGGGTATCTCAATGGCCCGCTCAAGCATATTCTCCGACCAACGATAACCCCGACCGCATCCACCGCATCCGTAGGTCGCATACAGGCTCGTCTGGAAGGAAGCCTTCGTGGTGGCATCGTAAAGCACCGCCAAATTCAACATCTGACCGTTGGATTGGTAGGTCTTGTTCACCACAAGCCTCGTCACCGAATTAGCCACCGAGGTGACATTGAAGGTGTCCAGAGTCACGCCCGTCCTCAAGTCAACCACGCGAACCGGGACAACGCCCGAAGAAGGCAACAAGAGGCTCAAAGAAGTAATCGTCACGGAGATGTAATCCACCTGCCGATAGCGCATCCCGATGCCTCTCCATACACCCGAAGCAGCCAAAGGCTGAACGGACTCGGCATAGAAGCCCAAATCGCCATTCCAAGATGAAGTGGTATAGTTCCAACGGCTCTGTAGGTAAGCCAACGACTCAGCCTTCAGCATATTGGCCGCTTGGTCAATCTTGCGCTGAATCAAGGTGTAGGCCGTCTTGTCCTCCTCGTTAACCCCCGAATCAAGGTCGGCCAGACTAATGCCGGTCAAATCATTGATGTAGAGGCCGCTGATAGGCTCAACAGCAGGGTCGCAGAGGCCGCGAATCCCGATGACATTATTCCAACAACTCATAAGACAAAGTTACTAAAAATCAATGGTACAAGGTACAAAAAGAAAAGGGGATGCTTTCGCACCCCCTCTTCACACTAAACCCAAGCAGAGATTAGTTGCTCACCAATCCGTTAAAGATGTAGTTCACGCCAGCCAAGTCATCGTCATTGAAGAACAAGTCGGCAGGGAGATCAACATACTTATAGGAAAGACCCAAGAAGAACTTCCAGGTGTTGCAATCCAACTGAGCGTAGTAGTCAAACTCAAGCCCGGTCTCAGGGTCGGAAATCGTACCCTTTTTGATGGACTGGTCATCAATTACGCGGATGCCGGAAGCACCACGGAAAGCATTGTAGCGGATCAACTGAACGCCACCGGGAGCAATCATCGCGAACTCACCTGCACCGAAAGTGGTGTCGGCCTTTGGCTCAAAGAAGAAGTAAGACTGAGCGTCTGAGTTCATCATTGACTGAAGGTCAACATTCACGGTAGCACAGCAATGCGACTTGAGAGCCGTCATATACTTGTGAGAAAGCTCACCACCGATGATGATAGGGCGATCCCAACCTTCAGCAAGCTGATACTGATAGGTCACATCGGAGAGATAATCATCCAAGAACCAACCATTGGTGGTGTTTTTGGTCTTGGTGGTCATCAAGGTGCGCGCTCCGTTTACGGTGGATCCTGCATTGAAGGGGAACTTACCGAAGTTGGTAGAGATGTAGTTCACGGCCTCTTCGTTCATAAAACGCTTGAGAGCCTGAAGGTTCATCGCCAACTGCCGAGCGATATAGTTCTCGTCATTCTCACAACGAGGAGCCAAATCGTCAAGGCTGACCGACCACCTGCGAGAAGCACCGGTGGCAGGGTCAATGTTGTAAACGGTAGATGTTTCTCCGTAAGTTGGCCCGGCAGCGCAGTTCAACTCAGCAGAAGTGGAAGTCCCGGCATCGTTCATGCGAGGCTGGTACACGACCTCAACCTGGCGGTAGTGGCCGTTCTTGGTGTCAATCTGGTTTTGGATGATACCAGATTCGTTCATCGGGGAGGTGATAGCCCGAAGAGTGTTGATGTGTCCGGGGAACATCGTTGGATCGGCATTGAAATAGCCATCGTCCAAACGACCTTGGATGTCGGGACACGATACGAAAGATGAAAAAGCGTATGACATTTTTTTGGAATGAAAGAAAGGTTTGTCGGCTATTTCTTGCCAAGCCAGGCACTATGGGGCTTATTGTCCCCCCGACACATCATCGTGCGCTAATCTCTTCTCTATGCTTCGCGGCCCTTGGGTGCAAGAACCGTTCGCGATTTCCTTCTTTTGTGCCAGAGGTCGTTGTCCGAATTGGCTCTCGGTCTTGCTTCCCGGCTTCTCCTGCCTTCTTGAGCATTTGAGCCTTGTCAGCCTCCGAGCGAACCAACTCTTCAGGTGTCAGATAGCCCGTGCCTTTCTCGTTCTTGATCTGGCTTCCGTTCTTGTCTGTCACCACCAACTTCCCGTCCGACAATGCAAAGATATAACGCTCATTCAATTCTAAGTCAAAGCCCTTCTTGGCAAACTGATTGACCGAATCGCTCCACGAAAGGGATGACTTAATCTTCATTACCTCTTGGTTAATGATGTAATTGTCAATCGCCTTCTGCGACTCAACCTCCTTCTGCTCAAGCTTCTGCGTCAACTCACCCGCTAAGGTTTCGTATTCGCTCTTCTGCTTCTTCAACTCAGCGAGTTGGGTCTTGTAGCCCTCATCGTCCTTCCCGGTGTTCTTGGCCTGCTCCTTCAAGTCCTCAATCTGCGTATTGATACGCTGTTGGGCAACCTCAAACAGATCGGACAGTTTCTTGCCCTTTACATCGTCCTCGGTCAAGTTGAAAGCCCTCTTGAACTTGGTCTCAAGGCTTCCGAGAGTCTTGCCTGTTACGCGATTGCGGATGTCCTCATCGTCAACGGCCACCTCACGGGACACATACTTCTTCGCAAGTTCTTCCTTGAACTCGTCAAGGGATGCAAACTCTTTCTCTTGGTCAAATAGCCATTTGGCCATCTCTTTGGAATCTACGCTCATTTTCTACGGGTTTTAGTGGTTGGTGTTTCTTCGGTTGGTATTTCTTGGGGGAGTGACTCTTCAGCCTCTTCCTCTCCAGGTACTTCGGGGGTTTGTTCCATCATCGTTTCGGCAGACTGCGAAACAATAACTTGTGGCTCTTCTGCCTGAATCATTCTCCTGCGCTTAGGGGCTTCCAAGACCCGTTCGGCCATTTGGTTTTGGGGATTCAAGTAGGCTTCATCCTCAATGCGGATGCCGTACTTTTTCAAGAACCCGGTGCTTCTTGCGGTCTCACGGCTAATCATTACGACTTGACCGTTTGACTTGATAGCGCGAATGCGCCTGCCTCTCATTTCGTCATTCATATATTTAAGGGTTTATGGTGCAAATATAAACAAAAATGGGTATTCAAACTTGCGGAACAAGCCAATGCCTACAACGATAGCCTCCCAAATAAATGAAAATGGTGGCCTCGTCCGTGCCGGGAATCTTTCCCTTCCAATCGCCCAACCTTCCCCACGAACGAATCGTCCCCTCATCAAAAACCTTGCCATCCCTTGACACGCAGAAAGGACGCGAATCGTTCACCAATCCCCCGGAATACTTGAACTTCTTAATGCCCAAAGCCTTACCCAAAGCGTAGGTGAAGGAACGGTCAATCACCGCAAACATCGTGTCAGCAGTCAAGACCGCCATATTGAACAAGCGACCCTTTTTGTCAGGGCCACCTCCAACCATTATCTCGCTAATCCCTCCCTCCAAAAGCGACCGGGCCGAACCCGAAGCAATGGACGCAAGGACAAAGTTTCGTATATAAGCGTATAGATTCGTCTCAAGGTTGGTCAAATCGTCAAACATTGACCGCATTTGCTCCTCGTAACCGACCTCTGAAGCCGAGTTTACATCAAAGCCCAACTTATCGTAATACTGTTTGGTCAAGTCGGCCTGCGTGTCAATCTTCTTCGCCAAAAACACCAACGCATCGTAATAACTGCTCCGCGATACGGCATCCTTAAATTCGGCCATCAGAGCCTCTACACGGGCGTAATTGTCGGTGGTGGATAGGAGATTGCCTTCGGTGTCGTAGGAGAGCTTAGAGAGCATTAAAAGGAGCAAAGCGAGCAGTTCATCCTGCGACTTGTCAACCTTCTTTCCAAACTCTTCTCCAATCGTGTCCAAGCCTTCCTGCTTGGAGGCTGCAATCTCTTCTAAAGTCATTGGTTAGGGTTAGGTCGTTTCTTCTTCCTCCTCCTCTTCCTCCTCCTCTTCTTCCTCTTCTTCTTCGGCAGGAACGGCAGTACGAGCATTCATCACGCTCTGCGGAGTCATCGTTCTGGGGGCTTCTTCAGCCGGAACAAGCGTCTTTGCGAGGGTCGCAAGGGCTTCCTTCTGCTCTTCCAGGGTGAGTTCAAAGAAGTTGTCGTTTTGGGCAATCGCAGTCTTAATCAGCGACTCCAACTCAAAGTGCAGAATAGCCTTCCATTTGGGGACAAGCCCGGTAGAAACCAACGCTAAGACATCCTTCGTTTCCAGGTTGAACAACGGATCGGCCTGCACCGCCAACTTCATAATCGCTGATTTCTCCTCTTGAATGGGGAATCGGGTATCCAAATACTGCTGTGCCAACATCGCCTTGCTGAAGGTCGGAGCCTTCTCAATCTCGGCAGTCAACTCGGCATCGGTGCGCATCTCAAAGTTCTGCGGATAGCGAATCGCAGGCATTGCAAAGTCTGCGCCATACCGCATCTCGCCAATCGTCTTGATAGCGAACTCAAAGTCGTGGAAGACCGTGTTGGCAAAGCGGAGCAGGAAGGAATACAGCTCCTCCCGGTCAATGGCCTTACCCGTGGCGGTCTCACGGCCAGAAATCTTCTCGTTGTTCATTACATCAATGGACAACAACTCAAAGGCCATCTGGATGTTCGTAATGACCTGCTTGTTCAAGAACTCAAGAATCTGCGGATCCAACTCAATGAACCCGGCAGGAGGAATGTTCACCTTCGTCTCTACCTCCGAGGTAAAGCGATTCGGGGTCTGAACCTGGTAAACCGACATCGGCCCGAACATCCGCTTCGTGCCAGAACCACCACAGTTGGAGCAAGCAATGGCAACCTTCTCCTCAAAGCCTAAAGCCTCCTCGGTGTATCCCGAACCGCTACACTTATCGCACTCGTCCACATATTCCCACTTCTGCAAGAACGCGTGGCTGTACTTGGACATCTGCAAGGTGCTGAAGTCGCACACGGCTTGGTCAAGGGCCGGGATAGCAGGGGTGTAGAAGGATTGGAAGTAGTAATCGCCTTGCTCCTGCACCGAAATACCGCCCAAACGAGTGCAGGGCAGTTTGTTCATATCGTGCTTGTAGTAAAGTTCAATCTCAAAGGTGTAGTCAGCCTTCTTGCCCACCTGCTTGGCAATCTGAATCTCGTTCTTGTCAAAGATGAAGAAGACAAGGCCATCGTCCGTTTTGGTACGGCCATTCTCCACTTCCGAGCCGTAGTCGGCCTTAATGATGGCGTACTCGTTCTCCTTCCAGGCCCAAACGCGCTTAGAGTGAAAGCAATGGGCCACAGGGGTCGTTTCAACGGTGTCGTTGAACGTGCCGTCCTCAAAGTATTGCAGGTTCGCAGGCATAATCGCCAAGACCGCGTTGGGGTCGGTCAAGGTCATAAAGCTCACAATCTGCTGAAAGTAGTTCTCCAAAGAACCAAAGCGAGGGTAGTCCTCGGTGAAGTAGCGCTCCTCGGAAGCGTCATCAAAGCGCATCTCGTAGTTCTGCCGGTTCCACACGCGCCCGGCAATGTTTACAGCCTTATGAAAGTAAGGCACGGTGATAGGCTTGTAGATGTTCTTGCGGTAGTTGAACTCGTGGGGAAGCTCGTTCGGAGCCTTCTCCTTGAACAACTTTTCCGGGAAAGCATCGTAGTCGGAGTGAATACGAAGCCTCATCTCCATTTCTACGCAGGCCCGGTAGGTCGGGTAGAAATCGGGAATGTAGAATTTGTCAGACTTCTTCTTCACCTCGTACTTCTTGTACTCAGCGATGATGTGGTCTAACAAGGGTTTGACCTGTTCATTTGTCATAGCTATCGCTTTTTACCGCCTCTGCACTTGCACATTGGAATGGAGTTTATGCTTACAAAGTTAAGCAATCACCACGACCAATTACTATTGACTTAGCTGCCTCAAGCAGCTTAATCTTGTTCTCAATGCCTTTAGTCCAATTTGCGTGATACATCAATACGTCTTTAGGAAGGCTTAAATTAGGATTCCCAACGCCATCCCAACCATTGCCGGTTTGACCTATGGTGTAATACCTTTCTGGAAGAAGAATGTGGCCATAGTTCATCTCTGCAAGGGCCGCATTTAAGGATGGTTGGTCGCAGTTAAAGCGAGTCCCCGTCATTGCGATGGTGCGACTTATCAATTCCAAAACCCTGTCCGTCTTTCTGCAAACGAAAAAGCCATTACAAGCCTGTCCACTCGGATGGTCTTTTTGAATGGCAAAATCCTTGTCACCCAAAAGGTTTGTTAAGTCGTGCCGTATCGGGCCAAAGAACTCAATGTCAATATCGCAATGCAAGAATAGGTCATTGTAATTGAGAGCCTGCAACGCATCAAGAATGTTTATCATCCTCCTCTTCATTGAGTCAGCCCATCCATCCTCAAAATACTCCCCGGTCTTGCAGTCCTGCGGAATACACCTTACTTCCAGGTTCATTCCGTCTTCAAAAGGAAAAGAACCAAGAAAATAAGGGGCAAGCGATTTGTGACTTTCGGTTATGCAGGAAAAGACTTTCATTAGGAGTTTGCTTTAATGCGTCTTATGATAGCTATGTTGTTGTCGTATTGGTTCTTGTCGCTCGGCATAGATACAATGTAGTACACAAAAGATAGAGCCTCGCTCATTTGGTCAAGAGACTGAACATACAGGCTCTTAGCGTAATTGGTGATGTCCTCAATAATGTAAAGGCCATCGTCTTTCAATTTGTGGATTGAGTTCCTCAAAAAAGCCATATTTGCGCTATGCTCGTGTAGGCCATCGTCTATGATAATGTCAAACTGAACCTTATTGATAGCCTTATTCTTCCACATTGCCTTGGTTTTCTCATCGCTTTGTTGGTCGCAGTAGAAAGTCTTTATTCTTTCATCGTCTTGAAATAAGGACGATTCGTCAATGTCAGCACCATACAAGTTGGCAAAAGGGAAATACTTTGCCCAAGCCTTTAAGGAAGCACCTGGTATTCCATTTGCCCCCATATTACAAGGTATGTCCAAATTTGAAGTGCCAATGCCTAACTCAAAGATGTTCAGTTGTTTATCTCTAAGATGCCCAAACAACACCGAGTAGATTTCGGTGTAGTTATGCCAAGACCCACCCTTATCGCTCCCATTGGAGGTCATTAAATTACAGAGTTCAGTTTTCATTCTTAATGTGGCTTTTGATTTTTGAATAAATCGTGTACTCCTCAGCATACTTATGAACCCACTCGTTCATCTGCTCAACGATAGGCTGAGGCCGAGTGCAGGTGATAATGCCACTTATCTCTTCCTTTGCCGTAATCGCTTTGGTATAATGTCTTAGATTCAACGCAAACGGAATGTACTCAAGAACATCGGGCGCACCCACATAAATCGGGATGGCTCGGCAGAGAATCGCGTCAATAATCTTGTCGGAGATGTAGCCCGACCAAATGCCGTTCTCCATACATACCGAATAACGGTACGGAATAAGGCCGTCAGCCTTGTTCTGCAACTCGCCCTTACCAAGACCAAGGCCGCGCCCATAGACATCGGCATAGGCCGTCTGTGCAAGTTCACGGGCCAATTTAACGCGGTTCAAGTAGAAGCCGTGGGAGATGCCACTCGTCACCATACTCAGCACCCGGCTCTTGCGGTCGGCAATGGAGTCCTTTAGGTAATCCGTGAGAGGGCCATCCATGTGGTAGAACATCCCGCAGGGGAAGCCAACCAGGTTGCCTGGAATGCCGTAGGTGCTTGGGTGAGCGCAGGTGTAAACGGTGGAGCAGTACGACCCGATATTGCGGTCAAAGAAATCGTGATCGGGCGGTTCTTGAATAAAGCCGATAACCCTTTCCTTTGGTACGCGAGGCTCTGCGCTCCGCTTATCGTTGAACGCCACAAGCCAATCGTAGGAATCGTCATCCACGAACTGAATGCCATCCGACTCCTTCCAAAGGGACTGCTCCATAATCCTTCGGTTCAAGGACGCTGAATCAGTCCAATTACAAATCGCCCTTACCTTAATGCTCATATCAAAAGTTTTCGGGGATGCAACTCACAAAATTGGCCTGAATACGCTTATGGTTGTTTTGATTGGTCTTGTATAGGTTCTTGTCCCGGTAAAAGCGAACCCTGTCCTCGTCATCGTGCTTAATGGTGCTTAGGCCGTTATGGAAGGCTCTTTGCTCAAATCCTTGAGCTTCAATGCGCCAATAGAAGTCCACATCGTCAAAGCCCCATCCATCAACCACCTCATTGTAACCACGAACCCGGCTAAACAACTCCCTCCAAACCATACAGCATCCCGTACCATCTCCGAAGCCCCAACCGGTCACAAACGAACCTCCAACCATAACCTTTTGCCGATGGTAGTTCACGAACGAGTCATTGGTCATTAAAGCGTCAGCATCCATAAAAAGGAAGGTGTCAGCCTTTGGTGAAGCGGCCAAAGCACCCAGGTTCCTTGCGTGGCTCAAGTTGAAGCCTTCAGCCTCGTGCCTTACCGCCCGAACCCGGTGATCGCATAGTTCCTCAGCATAATCCGCGCTCTTGTCAGGGTCTCCGTAGTCCACCACGATGATTTCATAGTTGTTACCTACCTGGCTCGTCCAAGTTGGTAGTGCTTCCTCTAAGTGGTGCATACGGCCCTTACAGGTCGTTATGATAGAAACGAATCCTTCTAATTCCATCGTATCAGTTGCTTTTGCTTTCCTGCGTGTTTTTGTTTTACAAGACTATGCCATTTGTATTCGTGAGTTAAGCCCATAGCAGCGTGGTACTGCCCTAAAAGCTTGCAGGACATCTCCCAAACAGAGTTGTGAGAGAATCCGGCTCCTCCGTAAAGTCCGAGGACAAAATAGTTTTCGTAAATCCATTTTACGGTCTTGCCGTTGATAGCATTACGAAACTGAAAGAATACGGGGTTCAATCCGCACCACGGATCAATGCCGAACTGAGCGCAGGCGATGTTAAAGGCAAGTTCGTCAGGATATGTTCCTCCCCAAGGCATCTTCAGTTTCTCTACCGGGATGCCATTGTCAATGTTGTCCCTAACCTGCTCAAAGAATTGAGTCAAATTCTTCCCCTTGCGAAGAAACATAAAAGAGCTATTGATGGCCGTAACCATCGCATCGTCAGGCAGTTCGTGATACTCCCAAATGGTGTCAAGGGTTGCCCATTGCATCTCCGGGAAGTCGGGGCCATTTTGCTTTAGGTTTGCCATTGGCGTTCTGCCTTTTGGGTCATTCCACGAGGCGGTTTGCGAATAGAAAAATCCTTCTTTAGGTAGCGCAAGAAGATGATCCACCAAAGGCCTCAATGAAACAACAGCAACCCCATCAATATCAAAATAAAGGTTGTTGTCAAAGGCCATATACTTGTCCATACGCGTCTTGGCCCTTCCGGGGCTGAACACATTGTTGTGGTACAAGTCCTGCTCGTCAATCAGCGTCAAAATGTCAAAGACCCAGTATTTGTGGCCGATTAAAACGTCATTCTTATCGCAAATCAGCTGAATCGGCAGGTCTCGGTCAAAATGCTTTACCGATAGGGCGAAGTTGTATGCCATTTCGTGATAGGCTGCCTTCCCGAAGGCCATTATCACTATACCCGTTGTTTGTTCACTCATTTGTGCAAATATAGGTAAATCCCAAAAAAAATCCCCGACCATTGGCCGAGGATTCCTTTTTTTTTCCGAAGTTTAACTTACACTCCGAAGATAGCGTCTGCGTTGGAAGGCGCAGGGTACTTCTGGGGCAGTTGGTCGGGGCCGAGGGAAGCACGAGCCGTACAGTTGAACATCTGCAACTCCTTGTTGGAAGCAGGGACATTCACTGGTAGGCAAACGTAGTTCACGGGCAAGGTGATCACCATAACCTCGTTGGAACCACACAGGTAGAGAATCAACCCCGTTACGCGCTTGTTCAGAGCGTTGTAGAAGTCAATAGCACCATCCGTAGTGTTGGCATCCATCCAAGTAGCGGTGAAGTCAAACCCGGCCAAGAGGCTTTGTGGGCCACAGCCAACAGGGTTGTCAACATCTACGGGAGATGCGTCAGGGACAGTTCCGCGAATGTTCTTGATAATCTTGAGGTCGTTTGCGGCAATAGCAGTAGCGTATTTCGTGCCATTGCTCCAGTCGGCAGCAGTCGCAAAAGTCGCGCCCGTTCCGAAAGCATCTTCCTCAAGAATACCTATCGCAGAAATGCCGCCCCGAAGGTAATTGCCACAAAGTACGAGTTCGTGGTTCGGCAAGGCAGAACAGCCGTATTCAAGATAAGCCATTTGATTAAAATTGAAAGGATTTTGAGTTTGTCATTGGATGGCAGACCGGCCACAACGCACGATAGGGCAAAGATAACGGATTGATAGGAATTATCCTATTCCCGCACAAGGCTCACAAGTAGTGTCGCAGTCCGTGGGGTTCACGGGAGTGCCATCGCAACACGGATCCTTCCGCAAGTTCTGCTCCTTCACCTCAATCTCAAGGAATGCAGGGGCCACCGTTCTCGTCCGAATCCAGGTGGGCGAATAGGTTTCCGAGCGGGTGAAGTAGTCGGCCTGGGGCAGAATGCTATCGTTCAAGTTGAAGATGTCGTGTCTGCAAGCCAAGCGGAGGAAGTTGTGGACATACTTTGGCGATAGGTTCACGACCATCTCCATAAACTCCCGGCTCTCCGCGTACACCACGCGCTTCCTTCCCGCGCTATCCTGATAGGAAACCACCTCGCCATCAAACTGCGGATTCCTCAGTTCGCCATAGATCCGGGTGCGGTGGAAGAAGCCTCCGGTGAACACGCCCGAAGGTGGGTATTGGAAGCCAAAGGCACAAGCCCCCTTCTCGTCCGTGACATCTTGGGACGCAAGAACGCGGATGGTATTGCAAGTGTCCGTGACCCATTTGTAGGTCTCCGTGACGCAATACTGCATCGTGTCGTTGCAGGAATAGTCCTGCGTAATCAAAAGCCTAAAGCAGTCGTACTGCGAATAGGGAGATAAGGTGTCGGAGGTGAATCTGAATTGGTAGAAAAAATGGCCTTGGTCGGGCTGAATCGCAGTAAACACCCCGAAGTCATAGCTCGTCTTGAAGTTCTTGGTATAGTCAATGCCCGTCAGAGAATCGGATGGGAGAAGAGTTACGGTCGCTCCAGATGCCCGGTTGACCTGAATGCTTGTAAGCTTTAGTTTAGCCTTGTAAAGACCGCTGATAAGCTGTGGTTGAACGCGAACAACAAGAGGGAAAGTTCCCGCGGCCCCAGTCCAAGTAAAGTAGAAGATGTAATCTCCTGGGCAAGAAAGGTTCTCTGCGGTACTTACAATGGCTCCGTCAAGCAGTATGTCCACATTCCCGCAGAACTCATTTGAAAGTTCGTCAAGCGTTAGGCTAATGGAGTAATGTCCCCCGGTTACAACATTAATGTTTCTCGTTGCCGTAGCAGACCAATTTGAGGTCGCTTGGACGGGTGTGCAACCTCCATTGACATACAAATAGCAAGGAATGGCGTGATAGGCAATCCAGTTTTGGGCCGCATAAGGCGCGCTCGTTGCGCGAGTCCAAAAGCCATTGTTCGGGCAAAAATTAGGCACAAGGCTCGTTGGGCAGAAAATGCCTTCCATCTGCAAAGACAAGGAGTCCGTGTTGGTTGGGAGAGTCTTGTTAATTAGGATCGGCTGAGAGTAATCGCCCGTCTTACAGTTGGTGCAGTCTTCCTCGTCCACGGAAAAGCAGAAAATCTGCATATCGGAAATGGTTATACTGCTATCCCCACAAGAAATAGACACATCAAAAACCGATGCGGTAATTGGTATTTGCCACCATCCTGTTGAGGTGATTTGCAAGTCGTTTAACCCATTAATCGTGACCGTGCATCCATCTGAAACGTCAAACGAACTAACATTCACCCGAAGAATGGCGTTCTTGCAAGGAGGCTTATTGGAGAAAAAACTAACAGTTATCTTCGGTGAGCCACCGCCAAGGACAATAACACCGCCCCCAAGCGTGACATCGCCATTGTAATATGCCGAATTGGTTTTCCAATCGTCTGGAACCCAATTTTTTGAGTCAAGAGTGCTATCTACGCAGACAATGGGTTGGTTGGGAGTAATCATTCCGTTAGAAGTTCAAAGGTAGTCATTCCTGTTTTAATGTCGTGAGCCATATTCAAAATCCAACCCGTAATGCCATTAAACACAATCGGGGCAGGAGGGTCGGACAAAATAAGGTTTAATTCACTCCTTGTGAGCGGCACTTCAATACTATAAAGGTATTTGATATGCAAAGAGGATGTATTGTCAACGGTTGAGCCTTTTATCTTCAAACCATTGGATGTTCGTATGACATAATTCTTGGCTACCAAAGGATGAACCGCTGAACCGGTGTGGGTTAAGAATCTCCCAAAATACGGTGGCCCTGTCAAAGAATTAAATTCAGACACATACGACACGCTCCCCAAATATTCGTTTGGCGGCAATGGAGCTGGTATTGTGAATGCGCTCCAAAGTAATTGAGGCTGTGCTGCACTTAATGCCGCAAACCCGCCCCAATCAACCATATAAATGGTTTCATTGTCTATCAATTCTACATCAATAGAAAACCCACCCTGCGGAAACGCTAAAGAAGTGTTGATTGAAGCCTCATTGTCAGTACAATCATTTGATATGTAAGAAACTTCCGATTGAAGATAGGCCCAGGCATTTTGATTGGTTTGAGAATAATTCAATTTAGATATTCCAAACTCACTATCTTTCCTTTTTGAAATAAGCCTTGCGCTATCAATCTGAATGGTTGACCCTGTGGTTGGAAAAAAATAGTCTTCCTGTTCTATACGGACATATTGAGTACCTGCATCAAAATATGGATACATACTCAAATTATACAAAGACGAAAGCGACCCGTAAAGGTCTTGAAAGCTCATATAAACCGAATTGCTCCTCGGATCGTTGGCTTGCGGTGGAGAAGCTGGAGACGGCTTAAATGCTCCCCCATAATTAATGTAAAGATTTGTGCCACCATATTTGCCATTGACATCAATGGTTGCAGAACCAATAGTTGCCTCCAACTTTCTTCCCGCTATTTGATAGTAGTCTTGTGATGTGTATAGTAGGGTATTGGATGGAAAACTTGATATCTTTATTGAAACATCGGTATTGTGAAAAAAGCGAAACCTCAGCATCGTTTGCCCAACATAAACAACGTCAGCATTTCCGACATTTAACCCTTCAATGATTCTGGGATTTACACCTTGCACTAAGTCAATTTCATTTCCAGGAACAGTGCCATCCCATAAAACAGAGACTATTATTTGATTTCCAACATTATTGGAGTCAAGTGGCCCGGCTAAAGTCGTGGTAACGGATTGTGGGTCTCCATAAATATCAGTCCAAGAGGTTACTGCTTGAACAACGGTGTCACCGCCCGGAACCACTAAATTGCCTGTCCATCCCAAAATCATACCACATATTTTTTCGGTATAGAATTTAGCGGTTGTGCCAACATTGATGCCAGGCCCTATGCCTAAAAAATCAGATACTATGGTAGCTCCGTTATCCGTTATGTAATCAAGTATTTGTTGCAAAACCTCTGCCACTCTAAATGACTTAAACATTTTTGCAAAAGGCGGGTCTAATGCTCCTGCTAATGCGGGTGTCAAACTGCTTCCAACCGTTCTAAACGGCATTGGAAAGTCAGATATAGGGGCAAGAACGCTTCCATTAACTGTTTTTCCGCAGTTAACCTGAACCTTTGCGTCTTTCAATCTGCTCAATTTCCCATATATCGTATTGTCCTCAATGTTGCACTTGGCAACGCAACGATACAAGTCAAGGTCTATTTCGGACAAGAATATAATTCCGTCTCGGTTTATTCCATTCGTACATTGCTCTTCAATCTTAACCAAAATTTCTCCACATCCAAAACCGGTTTCAAATTCCGTTTTTATGATTTCGTAGGCATTCCCATAAAACTCAACATCCGCAATGAAAGTCGTAATAAGTCCCGGAAGATCTGGGTCTCTTCGGTATTCAAACTTGGAATCCATCCAATTCATCGGCTCCTCAACTTCCGTCCCGTTGAGGTAAAACTTGAATACGGCCATTAGTTTAGTTTTTTGCTTGTGGCTCTATGCCGAATGGAGTTAGGGAAAATCGCGCTTGCAAGTTCTTTTACATTGTCAATCTTGACCCTCTTATTCTTGCCGATGGCATTTATGATTTCGGCAGACTGAAGATCAAAAGCATTTACGATGTTCTCGGCAAAAGAGTCTCCCGATTTGCCTAATCCATCTTGCTTACGCATTGAGTCGGTATATCGTTTGGCTACAAATGTTTCAAATTCGCCATCACGGATTGCCTGAAGAACCGGCCTATATTCTGCGGTTTCTCTTGCAGTCATCACCGATTCGCCACGGGATAGACGAGCAGGGATGCTATCGGATGTCCCTGTTCCTGGGCCTTGCAAATCAATGACACCATCTTTGAATGCCGGGGGTTGTGCTGCTTGTATGGCTGCTAATTGTGCGCCTGCCGCAATGGCCGCAATCGCTCCTCCCAAAGCCCCACCGCTACGAAACCCCTGCAAAATAGCCAATGGTATATTCAGCAACGCTTCGGCAATGGCTGCTTGTTTGTCTTGTTGAAACTGCTTCTTTTTGATTTCGGCAACTTTTTGTTCGTACTGCTCCTCCGTAATCAGTTTATTGTCTAACTGTTTTTGAAGGTCATTGAGTTCGTTGTCGTTTAATGTCTTTTGAACATTATTCAGTTCACGAAACAAACCCCCTATCCCTGAAAGAGCGTTGGCATAGGTTTGGCCTTTTTCATTCAATATAGCCTTATCTCTTTCCGCATCAAGCGCGTCCGTTTCCTCCTTCGTTCGTCCGTAGAGAAATGCCTCGGCTTTTAGTTTGCCGTAGTATTCCCGGATAGCCTTGATTCTGCGTTGCAGGGAATTGCCTTCATAGCCATCCAAGCCATCCTGCAATCGCTTGTAAAACTCAGCATACTCTTTGTCCTTTTCCTCTTTTTCTTTTAGGATTTTGTCATCCTTCTCTTGTTTGTCCTTTTGAAACTTGTCATCAAGAGCTTTCAGTTTGTTCCTCAACTCACTATTTATCAGTTTAATCTTTGAGGCTTTCAATTCCTCCGAGTCGCTTGATATGTTCACTTTGAACTTCTCAATTTCTGCGACCTGAAGGGCTAAATTTCTTTCAGCAATCAACCGGGCTTCCGTGCCTTCCTCGGTGATTTCAACGCCCCTTTGAGCTATCGTTAAGGCTAAATCAAGTTGGTTCTCAGCGAACTTACGATTCTCTTTATCCAACTTTTCCCAGGCTTCTACGCTCGGCACATAAATCCCTTCCTCCACGATACCGGCCATTTCGGGGGTGAAGGAGTTAATCATCTTCTTGTACCTCTCCAATTCCTCGTCAAGTTTTGCGAGGTCAAGACCCATTTGGTTGGGCGTTTTGGCCTTCTCAAGTTTCACCAAGTTCTTGCGAGCCTCAATGACCTTTATCATTTGATTGACATAGGCCACGGTGTTTTCCTTGGTTTTGAGCAACAAGGTCTCCTCCAAAGCGATGCGCTCTTTGGCAGCGGCAATGGCATTCGGCCCTTCGGCTTCTTCTCGCTGTTGTCCAAGCCTGGACAATTCAGATATAAGCCTTTGGGTAGAATCTATCTCTTTTTTCTTCTGCTCTATGAGGGCTTTTTGAGCAGAAACCGCTTTTATAGCATCCTCCTTTTGCTTTAAGCCTTGGTCTGTTAATGGGGCTTTTCTTGCCTGCTTCTCGGCAATTTCAAGTTTCTCAAGCTGCTGAATTAGACCTTTCAGCTCTTCCCTTTGCTCTTTAATCCTATCGGTTTCTCCCGAAATTGCTTTTTCCGAAGTGACCCCCTGCTTGAAGTACATCTGCGCCCTTTGCTCAATCCTCTTCTGCAATTCGGTTTCTTCCCTTTCTGCTTTTATTTGCTCCGCTTCCCGAATGCCTCTAAGCCTCTCAAATTCTGCGGTCAAAACGGTAAGGTTACCCGTTGCGGCCAATGCTGCGAGTTTGGTGAAGTTGAAAAAACCCGCCTCCATCATTGTATTCAGGTCATCAAAGAAGTCGCTCAAAACATTGAAGACCGTCTTAGTCGGCAGGAAGTTGGCAAGGGACTGCTTGAACCTTTCAAGTTGCGTTGTTACTCTTTGGATGGATGCGTCAAGAGAGTTTTGCTTTCCAGAAAGGGCAGGCGCAAAGACTTCCTCAATGACCTTGGAGAACTCCGGCAGAATCTCTTTGGAAATAATCTTGCCCTCCTCAAGCATCTTGGTGAACTGTCGGTTGGTAAGTTCTTGACCTGGATGCAGTCGGTTATAGGCTTGCGTCATCAAGTCGGATGCACCAGGTAAGGCTTCACCTAACTGCCTGCGCAATTCTTCCGCGGCAACCACGCCCTTGGAGAGCATCTGTTGCAGGGCATAGAAGGCTCGTTGGGTTTGAAGCGAACCCGCACCCGCAGCGCGAAGACCAACGGCCACCCGGCTAAACACCTTTTCGGTTTCAGATGCGGAAAATCCCGCCATCTTCGCGGCAATACCAAACGAGGCAAAGCCTTCGGCAAGGGAGGAAAACTCAATGCCGAGTTCCAAAGACATTTTGCGAAGCCTTGTAAAGGCAAGCGAGCCGGCATTGGCCGAGTCAAAGACGAAGTTGATTCGGTTTTGAAGAAGCTCCATTTTGCGCTCCACGTCCACAACCGAGTTGCCAAAGTTTATGATGGCATTGATACTGAATGCAGCCACCATCCTTGCGGCAAGAAACTGAAACGCCCTTGTCAAAAGGTCTGCTGAGACCTTGACATTGTTCAGCGTGTTGGATGTTTGCCTGCCGAGATTAACGGTGTTGTTCAGTTGGGCATTAACCTGGGTTAAGTTGGTGTTCACCTGCGCCAATACGTTCACCGTTGTGTTGAACGAATTGTTGATATTGTTTATGGTGGACAGCCCTTGGGCCGAGGCAATGTTGGATAGAGCCTTGGCCGCTGCGGTCGCGTGGGCCGCAAGCTCCTTGTTCTTAGCAATCAGTTCATCAAGCTTCCTCTTGAGGTCATCTACATTCGCATCGTAACTTATGGATATTCTATCGGACATCTTGATTTTGTTTAGCTTTGCGTTGCCTTTCCTCTTGGAAGTGCTTGAGCAAAGTTAAGACATCCTCAACGGATGTTTTCATATACTCCTTGTATAGAAAGATATCGCCATCCGCAAGGAAGACGAAGAACTCACGCCAATTTAGGTCGCTGAAGTAGAGTTCCGAGCCGATAGCTCTGACTTCAGGAGTTCCTGGGTCGCTTCCAGCCGGGAGGCCGCCATCTCCCAAAAGATTGTCCAATCTTCTTCTAAATGTGCGATATTGGGAAAGTATTGACTCAGCCCGGCTAAAACGAAAAAATCATACAACTCCTTGCCCTTGTAGGCGTTTTTGAAGGACTCCACCTTCTTCTGCTCAAACTCCGCATTCCACTCACCGGGGTTCTGGTCTTCACGAATCAACACCGCACCGGCTAACTCCATCATCACCTCCGGGTGAATCAGCATCTCCTTCCTCTTGCGCATCTCCCCGACCAAAAAGCCGATCTGCGCCAGGTTCTTGACCGCTGCGCCCGAAACGGAGGCGTTCAAGGCGTTCTCCATATTCTCCAAGAAGATGTCCAACTCCTCCTTGCTCACCATCCTCTGCAACTGAATCACCAGGTCTTGGATCCGGCCCATCCGCTCAATGGGGATGTCAAAGATGTTCGGGTAGATGTAGAACTTGTGGCCCTCGCAGACCAACGCGAATTTCAGCCCCTTCATTGTGTCGGGCTTGTAGGTTTCGTCCCATACCATTTGGGTCAACTCCTTTTTGAAGAGTTTGTAAACGATTTTGTGTATCACGATAGTTTGATAAAGATAAAATTGAGAGCCACGCCCATAATCATCACCACGGCCATCTCAAGGGGGTGGAAGCCGAAAATCGGGGCGGTGAGCAGGTAAAAGATGCCTCCCCAAAACGAAGCCATACACCCCACGCATCCGTAAACCGGTTTGTGGAGCATCGGGTACTTGTTCGGGGGGAGAAGGAATCGCAGTCGCTTTTGCAGGCCGTGCAGGAGTTGTTCGTCCTCCATAGAAATGGAGAGCGACACGACCATCAAACTCACGACCACGGCCCTAAAGAAAGTCTCCAAGGCGAAGTAGTCGGTCATTGGGGCTTGAAAGAAAATACGATGTGTCTGAATATCAACGAAATAGAGATGATATTATGGTTGATTTCAAATCCAAAAAAGTAGTTTTTGTATCCAATGCTCAGTCGGACAAATGGCCCGGTGACATTGCCTCGGATGTCTTTTGGTTTGTAGATGTGCAGTCGTTTGGGTTGGTTGGTCATTGGTTTGGGGGGTGGGGCGGGGTTGGAGGGTTCTTCAACGATTTTGAATCGTTTGGAAGGCTTCGGGCCTTTGCGGTCTTTGGATGTCATCATTAGGATAGGCGTTCAAATTGGAAAGAAAAGCAGAACTCTGCATCGGGGTGCAGGTCATTTGTCATTGCTTGTGGGTCGTTGGAGTCGCAGGCGTTGTCGGGGTAGATTCTGACCTCGTAGGTGCGATTGGGGCTATAAACGCCTTCGTTGGGGGATAGGGTGATATTGCCACTTGCCCCGGTAGTCAGGTCGTAGGTGGTCTTGGAGTTCAGGCTCACATCGGTGATTACGACCTTGTAGGTAGTGGATGGGTCGGCCTGAGCGAGGGTGATGCTATCGCAGCAGATGTCAAAGGTTCCTACGGATAGGCAGTCGGTGCATTCAAGGCAGCTCATAATTGGTTCGTTTCAGGGATGAAGTTAGGCCCGAACTTGCTGTAACCATTTCGTTTGAGGTGTTTGATGTACCACTCGTTCAGGAAGCTGTTGCAAAGATACCGAAAGCAGTCGGCAAAGTCGGACTGCTGACTGATAATAAATCGGTTTCGCTTAATAATCGTCCCGCTCGCATCGCACGCCACCATCTTCATATCCCGCGCCATACCGGGGCAGTTTCTTGGGTTCACCTTGATGTCGGGGTGGAATTGAAGGAGGTAGTTGCATTGCGCCCGGCTGTTCTCGTGCTTCGGGTTGGGGACAATCCGAATCTGCCGTTGGCTTAACCCTAAGCCCCTGGCGAGTTGTTCGTAGTAGTTCGCGTTGTCCCTCTGTGATAGATCGCCCCGCTTGCCCATCGCGTCCCCGGTGATTTGGCAGGAGAACAGGAAAGGGGCGTACTTGGCCTTTATCGTATCAACCATTTTAGGGATGGAGCCGTCAACCACGTTGAACTCATCCACGATATGCAGGTGGTCTCCATCTTCATCGCTCCACATTTGGGCAACGATGCCGCAGAATGGCTGCAAGTTGAAGTCCAGAGAGATGTAGATGGGCAGGTTGGTGCGGAAGGTGGGTTGGAAAGATTCGTGTCGTTTGGCATCATAGGATATAAAGAAAGGGTTTTCGGGTTTCTCCTGCACCTCCCAATCGCCCTCTACGAATCGCTTGTACTCGTACTCCGGCATATTGTCGCGCAGGGATTTGAGGTAGTCCTCCGGGATATGGGGGTTGTCGGTAATCTTGGAGGGGATGTAGGCCCAGGTGGGGGGAAGGTTGTTCTCCTTCCATTTGTCGTACACCAACTCCTTCACCCAATTATTGCTTGGGTTGCAACTGCCCATCACCACGATGGGCGGTCGGCCTTCGGCATTGAGCCACGAACCGGCACGTTCAAGCACCTTGTAGAGCAAGCCTTCTTGACACTCGTTGATTTCGTCAATCCCCGCACCGTTGATCTCAAGACCTTTGAACCTATCAAAGTCTTTATCGGTATCGTAGTTCTCGCCCATAAAGAGCAACTCGGATCCGTTCTTGAAGGTCACAATCTGGCTCTGCTTGTCCCACCCGGCAACGTGCGCCCCAAGCCCTTGGTTCATCAGGGATGTGAAGGTGACCAAAGTGGTTCGCTGAAGCGTGGGCATACTCTGCCTGATAATCACCCACCTACTGCGCGGATACTTGGAGCAGAGGGAGATGAAGGTGAGTAAGAGGCAATATGTCTTACCGCCTCGTCACCGGATGGCACCACCGAAGAGAATAAACTGCTTCTCCCCGGATAGCGCCATCCTATACGCTTGCGTTTGTCTGGATGTGAGTTTCATTATTGTTGTTTGGTGATTCGTCTTCCGTTGGTTCGCTTAGTTCAAGCACGAATGGCCCCGTGTCGGGCGCGGTCTGCTGCTGCTGTGGCTTGCCGTACAAATAAGCCAAGGTCAATTCCATCGCCCGCATATTGCCCCGTATCGCTTCAGTCACCATCCGGGCAATCAACGCATCCATCCGCTTCACCCCGCCAATGGTACGGTCAAGGTCGGCTTCCAGAAGGTCTCTGATGTCCCTTCTCGTGACATTCTTCGGCATTCGGCTATTCCCCTTCAACAAGACCGGCATAACGCTCTCCACGGGCTTCTCCGTGGTCGTAGAGACATCCTCCACCTTGTCCTCCTCTACCACTACGACTTCGGCCTTCTTGCGCTTAATGAACTCGTGCTTAATGGGCATTGCACAAAAGTATGCACAAAGAAAGGAAAGGATATCATTTGGGTGGTGTCAACGAAATGATTTTGCAGCTATGGCAGGATTTGAACCTGCAAGGACCCATAGTTAAGGGCGTGTGTGCCTCCCACCACATAGCCGTGTAATCAGGAGAGGACCGATAGTAGGGTATGCGCACTTCCCGTTTGAAGGACTATCGTAAGCCGATGCTCAATTCCTCCACCTGACTGACGCAAATATATCACAACTCACTCAAAGTCAGTTTGAAATCGTCAAAAAAAAAGGGGGGGTAGGGGTATATTGACAAAAACCGCATTTTTGGCAGATGACAACAAATCGTAGCCAACTCAATCGGTTACAAACCGTAACCTGTACGAATAAATCGTACAACTCAACCTTTTTTCAACAAAAGCACTTTTTTATTTATTCTTCCTTATATATATATATAGATAACTATACATATAGATATCTATACATATAGACATCTATACATATAGACATCTATACATATAGACATCTATATTAAATATAACCATCTATATCTCTTTCGCTCAATCTTACTTTTTTGAGCCAACTTTCAGAGGTACGCAAAGACTCTAATCACAGGCCGTTTAGAGCCACTTAAACTCGCCCCGGCCTACACAACAACCAGAGCCGTGTCAAATTGTGTTAAGGGGGTTGGTGGAGTGGGAGTGGGGGAGAATGTGTTTACCTTATACGATTTGCCCGGGTCTCGCCTATTATCCGCGCTGCTGCTACTTTAGCCGGGTTCGGGCCTTCATTCCTGCAATTTACCTACATTCGGGCCGGGTTGCAGGGCTCCCGGTGGACCTGACGATTGACGGGTCCGGGGTGATGATGACAAAAAAAAAGACCCTTTTTTTATTACCTAAGCTTTGGCCCTACTTCAATCTACCTGGCTCCCGGTGTACTTCTTCGCGGTCGTTCCGCGTTCCGGATCCATCGGTAAAAAAGACCCTTTTCTTATTACCTATGTTTTGGGGACGTTTCACCCAAAGTTAGGTTTTTGGGGCGGTCGGGGTGTGGTGGGACCCTTCCCCGGTCCCTTATCCCTTGACCCTTGACCCTTCACCGGTCAAAAGTATATGCAATAAAAAAAGGGACCTTTTTAGGGGTCCCTTTTTCGCGGT